ATTTCCTTCTTACTCAGATCGATCTCCTCCAGGTAGTGATACTTGGTACGAGAATCCATCTGGTCGAGAGCTTTCTGTAAGGCAGAACGTAGCTCTCGGTCTGTAATGTTGCTGAAGAAGCGGTCAAGGAGCTTGGCTCCGAGTTGACCTTCCCATTCCGTCTGGGTCTCATTCGCCCTCAGTCCGCAGCCACTGCCCCAGTTGCAGGCACCCTCCCCGCCAGGTAGCAGGGCAAGGTGGTCGGGGCGAATGTTGGTCATGATGCCGGTGTACTTCTCCCCGTTGTGCTCGCCGGTGGTCCTTATAACATCACCCCACAATCCAGTGGAGACCTCCAGCTTGTCCTTCCCGCCCTCGTAGTATTCCAGAACTTCTGGTCTCACCGAGCGGGTATGGTCAATGTCAAGCCAGGTCTCCGACTTCAGCTTCTCGTCCTCAAACCGAGTGTTGCGGAGAAGCCCAAGGTGGATCTGTTCGGGTACGGACTCACCGTTGGCACTGATGAACTCGCCGTCCTCACTCCTTGGGTGGAACAGGGTCACCGGGCGACCATCCCAGGCCGAGGTGTACTTGGCCAGCTCCTCAGCCGGGTACAGAAGCTCGTTCATCACCCCAGGGACAGCCATGATCGTAGGGGCAACGTAATGCTTCTTACCCTTCCAGGTCTTGGTCTTGACCTGGGTGAGATCAAGGTTGGCGGTGATTGGTGTGAGTTTGTTCATTGGTTATTCCTCTTTTGGCTCAAATTGAATCCCGTTGTCTCCTGGATAAGGCTTGTGGTGATCCCAAGATCCCACCGCTATCTCTGTAGGGACTCCATTTGGGAAAGCATCACAAGACAGCTTTTCCCCGCTATTGCTGGTTCTGTGTTTACAATCAAAGCACATCGGCATCGGGCCACTTGGCATTTCGCTCTCCTGCTAAAAACTCAGTCCGTATTTGGCATAAAACTCGTCTCTATTTTCCATTTTGACTATGGCTAACAAACTCTCTTCAGCCCCTAAGTCTTGGAACCATCTCCACTCACCAGCCTTGCGAATTCTAGTTCTAAAAGCATCTGAAATAAAATCCAGGAAACCTCCCATGTCCTTTGAAAACTTTTTGTCGGTAGCAGGATTTTTCCTAAGCAAAGCAAAAGATTCAGCAAAAGCCTCCTCCTCACTAGTTAAGGCATAATCGCTAATCTCAGACGCATATCTGCTATGTCTGTGTCCTCTAATAAAATCACGGAAGGTGTCTCTAAATAAGCCAAATCCACTAGCTCTCACAGTTTCTTCAAAAGCCCAATCTGATGGTATATTGCGATAGTAAAAGTTATAGACAATATGACCAAACTCGTGAGCGACAACGTCTCCAATGTCCTTGCAAGGAGCAGGATGCCATCCATTTCTAGCCGAGCGGTCTGTACTCTGGGCGAATGTATAATAGTCTCCATACCATTTTGGGTTAAGTCCCAGCCTGCTGTTGTCTCTAGCTGCATGTGCCCAAGAATTGTCGGTGTCTTTAAATCGGAAGAACGGCGTATTTATACCAGAAATATTTGGATCACCAAGATATGTTCCAACGTACTTGATGGTAGAAGCAGCCTCTGGGAAATACACAGCCAATTTGTGAAAACTGTCGATGGTCTCCTGAATTGCCCGCACATCGCACCCTACAAAATCCCACACAGCATTTGTGTAAGTCTTGTTACACCAAGTCTGAGCATGCTCTACGTCTCTAAATTTAGGGGGACTTTCCACCCCTAGCCACGGATACTTTTCCACGAGGAGATCTCCTGCTGTAGGCTCCTCAGCCGCCTTGGCCACCTTCTTGTCTAGCAGAGCCTTCTCCCGCTCACTCAAACCCTTGATAGCAGCAGCACTAGCCCTACGAGCAGCCTCGCTGGCCTTGGGCGACATACCCTGGATGCCAGGGATGTAGGGCAGGAGGGCACAGCGACAGTTCGGCTCGCCGATCAGACCGTAAGCTTCTTCCTTGGTGTACACCCTCATATCACGTTCAAGGTGCTGATCCCTGACCCGGCTGTCATGCGTAGCTTTCCATTGAACCAGTATTACCTCACCCGTGGACTTCTCTGTGGAGTAGTACTCATTCAATGCCGCCTGAGCATGGATGTTAATTGTTTCAGTTCTTGCTATCAATCGTCCTCTTGTACCACCTATGTTATCAACGCGATTTGCTATGTTTTTGCCTATGTCTCTAGGATTAAGACCCTCTGATATACCCTGAGCAAGAACCCTAGAAATTTGCTGATCCATAGTCCGAGTTACACCTTTCAATTCTTCGAATATTCTGGTGTAGGCCAAGGCCAGCCTATCAGCATGAAATGGTTGTTGCATGATGGCTGAGATAGCACCACCGGTCGGTCTGAATGCAGGAGGAAGGAGGACATCCAGTCCAGTTCTTTGGGCTATCTCAGCACTGCGGCGGTTGACGTTCGACCTGGCATACTCAAGACCCTTTTGATATGCTGAGCGAACGTACAGGTTAGACCAGGGCTCTCCGACCGGTCGAAGAGTACCTGGTCGTTGGGTAATCTCAAGCAGGGATCGTTCTTCCATCTCCCCTAACCACTTCATAAAGTCGGCAACCTTCTCGTGACTGTAGCGGTAGTGGAACTTCTTCTGTGGAATCTCCAGCTGGGCCAGGGTTGTGATAGTATCACCGAATCCGAAGACGTCCTGCTCCATAACCTTTGTAATAGCTGCCTTCAGAGCCTTGATGCGCCTATTCCAGTCCGCAACCCACCGGGAGCGCAAGGTAAGCGTCCTGGTAGGGTCTGACTCGGTCTGGTTGACATAAAAGGCTCCGTAGTCGGTCATGCAGGAGTACTCCACAGTTCAGCTTCTGCCTGGCGTCGTCTCAATAGACCAGTCAGTTCGATCTTATTTCCACCCTTGTCCCGGCCATACTTCCATCGCTTCATTTGCTCAGGCACCTTGTCATACAGCCCTTCATTGAGGAGCTTGAGTAGGGTACTGCTGATAAAGTTTGATGCCCCAACATTAAATACGAATGACACGATGGCTGAGAACTGGTTCTCATTTAAAGGAACGTCCACCTTCAGCTGCACAATCCGCTCGGCATAGTCGATGTCCTGGGCCAGCCAGCATTCAGCTTCCGTCTCATTACAGGACCTGCCCAAGCTGACTCCCTTAGTGTGACCCCAACCAATCGTAGGCATCCCGGACGGACATTTGTAGGAATGAGGGCTGTAAGACTCGAAATCCTTAATGAGTTTGATGCCAGCCCGATTTGTGAACAACATAGTGTTATTCATCACCAAGGTCCTCAGACTCCTCAAATCCCTGAGAGATAATGAGAACTTCCTTGCACTTTACGGCTACTTCCTTAAGACTAGCAAACGTCTTGGCAACCTCCTCCTCTTCAGGATCAGCAATGTCGGTAAAGTCTATACCATCGGACCATCCGTTATTAGCCAAGTAGGCAGCATCAGCATTGCCGGACTCTTTCAAGTGATCACACAGAGCTTTCCACCCAGTATTGGTTCCAACATCACCAACATAACCCTCAGCATCGTAAGCATACCAGGTCACTACTATGTCTCCTCGCCCTTGATTCTGGCCTTCAGTTTTGTTCCATAAGTGCTCATAGTGCCTATCTTCTCCATTCCACCAAGCCTAAAACTGCCAACACCCTTGGAGTAATATACATTTCCGCTACGGTTGTCAAACACCACTGTGTGTGCAGTGGCTCCCTTTTCAGCAGCCATAGCCAACTTGCGCTCTCGGCACTCCTTACGCATGGTGATCTTGTCGTGCTTACCGACTATAATGGTCTTTACCTCCAGCAAGTGCTTACCTCCAACATGAACGTCAAAGGACTCGTTGTCGGGCATGTGCTTGGCGCCAATACGTTTTGCCAGATCCTTCTCGTTCTTAATGGCTGCACGCTGCATTTCCCTGGTGGCTGTAACATGGGAATCTTTTGCTTTCTTGGCCTTATCAGATAGCCCTGCACCCTTCTCTCGGAACTGGCCTTGGCGTGCACGTGGATGCTCAGACTCCAAGAAGGGCTTGCCCCCACCTTTGGCTGTAGTCTTCTTTCCACCACCAGCCTTCTTATGCGCGAAAGGGCTTGATTCACTACCTGTCTCTCCCTCAATCGGCAAATCCCCGACTATCTCACGCCTGGTGCGCTCCTCCTCAGCTAATGTCTCCTCGTCCTTGAGGAGATCCTCTAGTTCTTTGTCCCACAACTCTTGACGAGTTTCCTTGATTTTCTCTATAGTCTCCTGATCAAGCCCAAGTATGGACTCTAAGAAGATGTCAGGAGGCATGATCTCCTGGGCGCCCATAGCCCCAGCATAAGCAGACAAGGCTGAGGACCTAGCCTGGGCAATAGTGGCTTGAGCCTCTTCACTTATAGACTGGTTGCCCTGCCACTGTACTTGGTACTCTTCAGAGCTAGGGACAGGCAGTACACCCTTAGCAATCATCTCATCAATGAAGGGCCGTAAGACCATTGGCTCGGCCCAGTTGAGCTGTCGTTCCTCTACCCGGCTATTCCAAGCAGTCTCGTCCTGGGTTGAGGCGAGCTCTCCTCGTTCACTTCCCACCAGGATTCGTTTAGGAATACCAGTTGTGCCAGCGATGAGTTCAAGCAGCATCTCTTTCACCTGGCTGGGGTCACCTAGCTGAGGAGAAAGCGATGTGACATTCATCCCCTGGGTAGCCAACCAACGTTTGTAGCCGTTGATGAAGGCTTCAACCTGATCCCCTAGATCATCATCACTAAAGGTGGTGGCATCGATGTTGGCGTCCTTGTCTGCGTTAAAAATGGTTAGTGGGGGAGACTGCTGATAAAAGGCTTCGGCAGCAGCGCCATGAACTTTCTCCAAGTCTAGTAGGTAATTAAGAATAGATTGCAGACAAGGATCACCCTCAACATCAGACTCCAGTATATCCTCAGCGATATGGAGTACCCGAGTCCAATGAACTACGATGGTTCTGGTAGCTGCCCTAACAGAAGTACCACCCATAGTAGGAGAGTTCAACTGTATCTGATAGAGAAGGGGAAACCCGAACCGTGAGTCTTTAGGGTCTTCCACCCAGGTGCTGATCTGTACCTTGTCCTGGCCATAGGGCTGGAGATAAAGTAGCTTGTCCCAGGGGTTTGCCCCAGCAACCATTCCCACAGGGTCTTTCAACCGGTCCCAATCGGAGCCATCCGAGTATCCCAGGAACAGTACCGAAAAGGTCCCCAGCCTGGCGAGACGGTCACCCCGCTCCAGGTAGTGGAACACCTGACGCTGCTTACACAGCTCTTTCCAAGCTTTCTCGAACTGGGTCTCTTCAGCCCCATCTCCGTCAGTTACCAGAGGAGCCTGGCGCCAGGTGGCCTGGGGATAGGCATTAACTACCCGCTTAGCGATCCCACCCCTACGATACAGGTGCTCCCAGTAATTGTAGTCCACTGCCACGGGCCACCCGAAAGCCTCATAGTGCTTGCGGTTGCCTCCGAAGGTAGTGCCGGTCTTGGCCATCAGATCAGACCTGGACTGGAGCAGAGGACCGAAGACTGTGCTGTTTTGAATATATCCTAGAACGTCTCGCCAGTTGGCCATGATTGGTTATGCCTTGGTTTCTGTCTTGGTTTGCTGCAGCCCATCGGTTCCTCCCGTGACGTTGTAGTCCTTGGCGGCAGCGCCTAGGGCTGCACCGAATATCCCGCTCAGAGCCGTGAGCACATCAGTCCATGCCTCAAAGCCATGAGTGCGAGACAAGACGAGGCAGAGGCCGGAGAGGATTCCGAGTACGGTTGTCATCCAGTTTTTCGTCATTATTTCTCCATGCAATAGGTTTGCAGGGCAAGTTGCGCTCCGACCTTATACGCGGCCCAATACGCTGCGGCCTGCTCGGTCATGGGTTTATCCAGCATTGCGACCGACAGTGTGTAGCCGAACTGGGCGTTCTTACACATAGCAGCCTTGTCGGAGGCGCAACCAGTCAGGCTCACCAGGGCTACGATTGCCAGGACAATGATAAAGTAACCCGCCGGGGTGCGCTTGCTGCAACATGAAGCATCCAGAGGCGTGGCGGGTGTTGTTGCGAGTGTTCTTTTCATTGGGTCACTCCAGTATCCAGTTTATCCACTGCCTCTTGCTTGGCGGTTTCCCAAGCAGCTTTTGCTACTTTACGTCGGCAAGGCTCGTAATACTCAGATAATTCAAATTCATTCTTCTCCCACCACTCGTCGAAGGTCATCCTTGACCCTCCTTCATTCCACTAGGCATAATTCTGAAAGGTTTTGTCTTGAGCTTATACGATATGCTGCGTAGCGGGTTGACTTGGTAGGTTGACAATCCCTCGAAGTGGTACTCACCGGTTTCGCAATTCGGAAGTTTCTCGATAAGAACCCACTTGTCCGTCACGCCTGATGGAATGGAGACTTTTCTTGAGGCATAAGGAAAGATACGACCATCCACCAAGTTCCACTTCTGCTCTCCAACCAAATTTCTACTTTTGTAGAACTCTATCCGGGCATACACAAGATCCCCAGGTGAATAGATCGATTTATCCGTCTCAAGCAGGGTTGACTCGTAAACTATCACCGGTCGCCAGATCGTTCCATCTATGAACATCATCCATCCTATCACAATCATTGCCAGGAAAAGCAGTCCGGCAAGGATGACGACTCCCCAAGCTTCTACCTTTTGCCAGACCATTCGATCTTTTCCTGTTCGAGACGCTGTTTGAGTAAAGCGATTTCGCCTCGTAGTTCGGTTACATGTCGATCCATATCCCCACGCAGTAGGATTATCAGCCTGCATTGGTCATCCACCTTACGTAGTTTGTCCTTGATGTCCTTTGCTCCAAGTCCCAACAAAAACAGGATGAATGACGCAGCCAAGCCGAGGAGCCATGATATGACGGTGCGGTCAATCGTAACTGGGTCTGCCATAATTCAAGATGGCCTTCCATCGCAGCACCCCTTACCAGCGGCATTCATCACCCTAGAAACCCAGCCTTAGCACCAAGCCAGATATACCGGAATCCTCCAGCACAAGCATCAATCTGATCCTTGAACTTGCCAAATGGAGCAGAAGCCAATTCTTGCTTCAATACCTGATTCCAGGGAGCAACCAAGATCTCCACCCCACCAGCATTGACTTGACTTGACAGAGGAGCCCAATCGGCCTCTTTGGAGAGTGTCTTGCGAACTGCCGCAGCATTGAACCCGGCCAGGTTATGCACTGTCCACATAGCCGAGTCCTTGCCGCCGGACCCAGGCTCCTGCTCCACTCGGACAGCATATCGCCTATGATCACCACCAAGACGCCTAACATCCTGGTAGGCAGTGGTCTTGATAGTCTCCTCACGCTTGTCTGTAGCCCACTGACCTCGGATGACATCCAGTATGATAGTCCTCTGGGTGATCTTGTGTCTGGCCATCAGAGCACCAGCAGTATAGGCTCCTGATCCCTCAGTACCCGCCTTGTCCCAGTACCTTATTACTTTATCTAAATCATTTAAAGAAGGCCAGCTTGGCACAGGGATCAAATTCTCTGTCTTAAACATCCCACCGCCTAATGGCGTAGGACGCTGCTGAAGTTGTGAATTTACACCAAAATCACCCAGTTCCATCCTGAGGTCATTCTTTAATTCTTTAACTGCCTTTTCACTCCATCTCTCAGGATCCAGCAGTTCCCCATCCTCACTCCTAGGGTCAACAAATCCTAAAGCAGTCCTACACCTATTGCCCACCGACCTTTCATGCTCCATAGGGAGGCAAAGGTGACTCCACTCGTTATCACCGCTCAATGCGTGCCCAGTAAGGTCGTCTTCGTGTAGGCGTTGCATAACGATTATGGTTGAGGACCTTTCGGGATCCACTACTCTGGTGGGCAAGGTGAGATCAAAGAATGTGTTGGCCTGTTTGCGCTCCACATCTGAGAGAGACTTCTTGACATTGTGAGGGTCGTCTATGATGCGGAAGTCACCACCTTCCCCAGTGGCTATGCCCAATATTGTAGTTGAGACCCGGAAGCCGCCTTGGTCCCCGACATTGAAGCGGCCCTTTGCCCGCTGTTCGTCGCTGACCTTCAGGGGCCACCTGTCCTGGTACCATTGGGATTCTATGAGCTGTCTTGTCTTGAGAGCATCTCTCTGTGCTAAGTCGTCGGCATACGTCACACAGAGGAACCGGGCTCCTGGCCACCGGGTCCACACCCAGGCTGGGAAGAGAACTGATTTTATTATTGATTTGGAGCACCTTGGGGGCTTGTTGTCAATGAGGCGCTGGATGCCGATTTGCCTCTTTGCCTCGGGGTCAATGTCCTCGGGGACTGTGAAGTTGTAGACGGCCTGAGTGTGGTCGCAGTCGGCCTGCATGTGCCATCCCCACACCAGCGGTCGCCCCGGCTCCACCACACTCCATGCCTGCCGCACGAACTGGGAGAAGTCCTTCTCGGCCAACAGTTGTTCCACCACCGACATTATGTGGCCTACTGGCATCTTGCCCATCAAACTTAGGGCGTCAGAGTGGCTCGCTATTGGCACAGACTATGTCCTCTAGGGTGTCCTTTAGGGTCGTGAGTGCCTCGGGGCTTGACTTGCTGAGGAGTTCCCTGAGCAATGTCTGAGTGAGTTTGTCTTCGGTTTGAATGGGCTTGCCGTCTCTGCCTGTGTGCTCAAGGCGATTCATGTGTACCCAGTCCTGCTTCATCCTATTGGTGAGCCAGAAAATTGTTGCAGTAGGCACTGGCGGGTAGTAGCGGTTGACGGTGATGCGGGTGACGATTGGTTCACCATCGATGATGTTACAGAAAACCTTTTCCTCAGGCAGCGTATAGCCCGTAGCCTGTCTGGACAAAGCCTTCAGTACACCATTAGTTTTGATGAAATACCACGCGTCTGTCACAGCTTTGAGGAACTCTTGGTGCTGTGACTTCCACTGAGTGATGACTCCACCACTGACCCCGAAGGCCATTGCCAACTCCTGCTCCGTTATCCCATATCGGGAAATAAGGGCGTAGGCTCGCTTGGGGTGAGTTTCTGGATTGTAGATCATGTTACCATTTCTGGTATTGCCATTGAAAGCTGAAGGATCTGTGGGTTTGCGACGCCGGTAGGCACCGTTTTTGCGGACATCTCTGTAGATGGACTCCGTATTGTTCATTCTGGTTCTTGCTCTTACCACTTTTCACTCCATTTGCAATCGTTATTTGCACACACGGACTAAGTCTACGCCTGGGTTTCTTTAAAGTAAACAGTTTTCGGCAAAAATTTTTTTGCCCACGAGACGATTTTTTGTAAGTCACTGATTTTGTGAGAATCTTTTTTTGTAAAGGGTGTTTACTTTTTAAACTTAAACACCGATAATTGTCCTACCGTCGCAGTTGAGGCGGGGGAAGCCGGGACGAGTAAGTCAGGACACCCGGGAGCAGCACGGTGGAAGCGAGAGGGGCTCAGACCCAGGCCTCCACCGCCCAGATCAAACCGGGGGCCACAGTGAAGGTGGCAAACCCGCAGGCTCAGTGAAGGAGCTGCCGGAGGGGATTGAAAACCAGGTGACGGCAAGTGCCCCGCAGGGACCGGAAAGGTTCCAGGGGCCGACACCCCCAGGCCGCGAAACAGGGGGGAGCCGGTCAGAGCCCAATAGGAGCTGACCGCACCTTGAGCAAGGGGAACACCACAGGCTTCGCCACCGGAGGAACCACAGTAGGCGTGAATCTCCGGAGCCACCTAGGCCAAAAGGCTTGAATCCTAGGCAACCGTCAACCACCTCTCCACAAATCCTACCAAGCAGACCGCTACCGAGCAATCCCAGCTGTGAGAACCGAAACTTTTTGTGGACCGTAACGCAACGGGGGACTTTTGGGTCCCCTGCTAAGCTCCTAATCCACCCCGTGAAGCACGATTTTAGACATTTTCGGCGTACTTCGCCGGGTGGGTAGGAGTTTTGCCCAGGACCCAAAACCAAACATCCAAAATGGACAAAAAAGGAGAACTAAAATGAAGAAAGTCAGAGCAACCATCGAGGCCATCTACACCGGACAAAACTCAGTACAGAGAAGCCCTACGTATCCTGGCGAGGTCGCTTGCCACGAGTTTGATGTCCACTTTGTCTCTATTGACCCTAAGTTCACCAGCAAGCCGGTCAAAAGGCTCCGCTGGTTTACCGACAATCGGCTTGACTTTGTGTATGGTCAAGTGGTTTACATCGACGCCATTATTACAGAGAATGGCACCATTCAGCGACCCAAGTTTGTTACGGAGCCGGATTGGCAAGACAAATGCTGCCGATGTCCAGTAAATCCCCTCCATCGCAAGTGCGACGTTTGTGACGACCTGTATGACGTCCCACCAACTTCTTGATCTTGACAAGCCGAAAGCCTAGCGCTGTCCTGGCTAGGCTATACTGGTGAGTGCCAGTACTGATGAGGCTTCCTCTAATTGAGCAAAGGAGAACACAATGAACAAAGCCAGAGAAAAGTCACTGTTCAAGGCAATCGCAGCTTTCCAGGAGGCACTCAGTGCTGCGGAGAGCGACTTTGAGACCATCCGGGACGAAGAGCAGGAATACTTCGACAACATGCCCGAGTCGCTTCAGGACTCGGAGCGTGGCGAGCGGGCAAGCAGCTACATCGAAGCACTGGAAGAAGTGTTGAGCGGCATTAGTGACCTCAACGACACCATCAGCAATCTGGAAGGCATCTAACAAGGAGAAAGTCATGAAGAACGTAACCGTAGCAGTCAAAGGCAACATCCTCACCATCACGATCGACCTCAGCAAGCAGGTTGGTCCCAGCAAGTCCGGCAAAACCACCATCATCGCCACCACGGCGGGCAACGCTCCTGTTCCTGGTACTGATGCAATCCTTGGCCTCAACCTCTACAAGTAAGCCCTGGTTCTACGGGACGCCATCACGAGACTGGTGGCGTTCAGCGGAGACAGGGAGCACAATGTGACACAAACCCAAATGGGCAAAGGAGAAAGTATGGCGACTCAAGTTATCACAATTGAAATTACCGACCGAGAGATTGAAGCCTTACAGAGCCTGATCATCGCTGAGGACAAGCAAGGTGGCTTTGCCAAAGTTGATGCAGAACACCGCAGGACTGTTGTCGAAAAGATCCTGATGGAAACCGGAGACTTCTTGACTGAATACTATGAGTACTTCAAGTAAGCCCGAAACTGGAGTAGCAATACTCCAGTCCACCTGTTAGGCAGGTGCTGATGAGGGCAGGTTCCCTACTACAAAGGAGACCCAAATGGGCAAAAGGACTTTCACCACACTGTTGAACAAGGCTGGCCTGGACGACAATCGCAACCTGTCCAAGCAAGAGGAAAGGGACATTATCCAAACGCTGCAAAGAGCCTTCTCGGGCACCGGCAACTATCTCGAACAGCTCTTCAGCCAACGGCTCGTAGACTGGGTTCATGGGCAAATCACCTGGGACCATGGCTGTGACCTGCACAATGATTGGCTCTATGAGTCTAATGTCGGAGACCGGCTGAAGAAGGAACGCGACGACCTCAGGAAAGAGTTTGATGCCCACAAAGACAACACCCGGCTGGTGGTTGAGCAGCTGGAAAACAGGATTGAAACCAGCGGCAGACTTATAGACGAACTTGCCAACGAAGTCGCTGATCTCAGAAGACAGAACCAAGCCCTTGTGGAAGACACGAACAAAGCCAATGGCCTTCGTAACCAGCTCAAAATGTTCTTGATGGAGGGAGACAAATGAAAATTTACCAAGTAGCTTACATCCGTGATGGTCGCATTGAATCTGTGGTGAAGTTGACCAAGAGCCTCAATGCTGCACAGTTGACCTTCGTGAGTGAAGTTGAGCAGATCGACAAGGAGGAAGCCCGGCGGCTTATCCGCGACTTTGCCCACAAGGACCTGGAAGACAACGTCACCCTACTGGCAAACGATGAGCTTGGAGTACTGAGCCTGCAGCTGTTCGGCTGGGACATCGATGTCTAGGCAGAAGGTCGAAACCCCTGGCAACAGGGGTCTGCTGGTTAAGCCAGCACTGATGAGACCAAGTTAAGTAAACTCAAACACAGAAGGAGAAGGCCATGTTTTACTGCGTAATTTGTGGAAACACCGAAGGATTCACATCATCCGCCGACATTGCAGCAATAAGGATCACATGCTCAGGATGTGGAGCAGCCTACGACTTGGTCAACCACCAAGAGACCCTTCTTAGGCAAATCACCAAAAACTGCCAGAATCGGCAAAAAATATCGGCAATAAAAAACATCCGCAATCTTACCGGACTTGGGCTCAAGATGTGCAAAGATCTCTACTGTGCTATGGTTGAAGACGTTCGGGAGCTCCCCTTCTGACATAACACCACAGGTCGAAACCCGCTTCGGCGGGTCTTAGGGTATGGCCCTAACTGATGAGACCCCTCTAATTGAGCAAAGGAGAACACAATGAAGAAGACAGTAGAGCAACTGAAGATCGAAGCAGAAGCCGCACAGCAAGCCCTCAGGGAAGCTGAGCAAGCAGCTAAGGACGCCGAACGTGAGGAAAAGATCAAACTGGAAAGAGCCAAAGCTCTTGAAGAAGCCAAGAAGCGCCAGACCAAGAAGGTTGAGATCCTCACAGCACTTCACAAAGTAGTAAAGACCACATTCAAGGATGCTGTGCTGATAGCTCCTGAGGTGGAGGACGCCTACCAAGTAAGGGAACCGGCTGTGCAGCTCCACAAGGACCAAGTTTATCCCAACATGCAGGTGCAGGCAAGGCATACCGGAGATCAATGGCGTCCCCGTTTTGTTGGCTGGGGCATTGCTGTTTCCTATGAGTCCTATGGCAAGACCGTTGTATATCC